AGGTTTTCCGCCTGTTACGTCTTGAGCTGATGTTTGGTCTAAATGCAAAGAAATAGGGTCTGTTTCTGATGTTAAATATGTTCCAAAATCGCTTATTTGGCTTTCTGTTATTGATATTCCCGTGCTTTTATCCCATGCTACAAAAACAGGGTCTGTTTCTGTCGTTTCGGGTCTATCTTTTCTCGCGCTATCTCTTACGCCTGAATAATTAGGTAAATAAAGAACGTCTGAGACACCAGTTTTAGACGGCTGATTAAAACCCAATAACTTCTTAACTGGGTCGGGCTTCCTACCACTTCCCTCTCCGCCCATTATGATACATCAACGGCTACGCCGTTAGCCCCCATATAAGCCTTATCTATGTAAGAAGCAACAATATCTTTATCTCCAGTTTTTCCACTACCGCCAACAGTAGAAGTTTTAGCACTACCTTTTTCACTACCATAACCCGTCCCTGTTGTTACTAAGTTAATAGTTTTAGCAGCTGAGCCACGTTCGTCTCCATAACCGCCAGTTCCATTAGGATTTTCTCCCTGCTCTTCTTCTTCCTCTTCTTCCCATGCGACTACTGGGCTTCCCGTAGCACTTTCCGTAACTGAATAAGCTCCAATAACATTATTAGCTGTTGCTTCTACTTCTTGAATAGCGAGAGTATTTTCCTCTTCAAAATCCTCAATAACCCAATAACTAAATTCGTCATCATTAGTTTTAATTTTATAGTGGTTTTCCTCGTCAATAGTAAGTATCCAAACATCGTATCCCGCTACTTCGTCAAAACTATCCCATATATAAGTCCCGTTAGCTGTTGCGGGTGTTGTGAAACCTGAAACTACTAAGTTATCTCTAACCATATTAAATTAAGAAACAACAAGTATAAAAATCTATTGTTAAGCGTCTATGTTAGTTATCAAACATACCGCTCTTGGGTCTGTCAATATAGGAATGCCTAATTCCCATACTCTAACCTTACTGCCTATTCCAGGCTCTTCTATAACTCTTGAAGTTATATCTTGAAAAGACTTCCAGGTGCAAGCTCTTCCTGGTATAAACATCAATCCCTTATCAGCTGTTACGTTAGGGCTAACCTTAATCTTAACACCCAATAGCTCTAATAGTGTCCCATCTTTTACTCTGTCTGAAGAGAACTGAGGGATACTTGAGCCTTTTCCATCAATAAGCCATGTCAATAAAGACTTATATCCCAATGGAGTTAAATAAAGGACAACATTAGATACGTCATAGTTATAGTCTTGGATAGACTTCTTAGCGTCTAAGATATCTTCTACTGCATTAACCGAAGTATAAGAGCCTGTGTTCCACGCTGCATTAGTAGCAACTGTGTTAATATTGACTGGTGTGTCATTCTCAGTAAGAACATTATAGATTGAAGCATCTACCTGTTTAGCAACTGCTCTCGTCAATCTAAGTAGTGTCCTCGCCAATACATCAATATCAGCGCTCTTTATATCTTCCATAGATAAAAAGCCCTCTGCTGCAAACTTCTTAACATAAGATGTATTTCTTGTCCAGGATACCTCTAATGTTGGGAAATTTGAAAGAGGAGAAATATTAGACACTACGCTTGGTGCTGTTGCGGTTAAGTCTGCTGCTGTCTCTTGATACCATCTTACACTATCCCCGCTCATTGAGGAAACTGTGCAATCGTTCTTAAAAGTATATTCTGCTAAGGCAAAACCCTTTACAGCCTTATCAATATCCAAGCCTCTTATATTCTGCATTTCTACTGTATCAGCCATTTTAACTTAATTGTGAGCCCCCACTCCCGACATTAACATAAATCTGTATAGTCTCTGCGTCTGCGGCTGTCTCTAAAGCATAACCTAATATTCCCGCACCTGATACCGTTGCGGCAGCCACTTTAACTTCATTAACGGCACCTGAGCTCATAACCGCTCTTCCTACGTCTATCGCGCCTGATGCTTTCATATCTACAACAATATTACTCCTATAAACTGATAGTCTTGTTCTTCCGTCAGAAGCAATTTTCTCTCTTGCTGCTATTCCTGCTAATGGTCCGCCCTCTGCTGCTGAGGCTGCTGCTGTTCTTGGGTCAGATAAAGCTAAAAGAGTTCCCTTTTCTATTCCTGTTTCATCGGCGACAGTAAAATCCATAGCTACTGCGTTTAAATTGTCTCGGATTACTGCCTCATTTACCATGCTAAACCCAGTAATAACTACTATTTAAATGTTTTGTCTTGTTCGTTTAACCGAATAACTATATACCTTCGTGTGTCGTCCCGTTAGGGTCTTTATAATTAGGCTCATCTTCTCTAAAACCAATCGGAATAAGTCCAACATTCCCCCTCTTGAATAGTCTCATTTTAGTATTTTTAGGAATTTCTTTAGGCAAAGGTTTAGCCTTTAAGATTTTTCTCATTATTAGAGCTCTCTTGTCATATTTCTTATAGTTCTGTGCTACACCCTCATCATCAAATTCTAACATCTTTATAACTTCGTTTAAATATTCTTTAGGAAAAACAAAACGATATAAATTCATGGGGGCTAATATTCCATAAATAGGCTGTTTCCATTCCTTTCCGTCTTTGTCTTTAAAGGGCAATAAGAAATGTTGAAACTGCATTTGCTTCTCAAAATATTCTAATTCGTGCTTTACGCCTGTTGCTGCAAAATATAACTCCATTTTATTTAAATTTGATTTTTCCCTCTAAAACCATTCTCGCATAATCCTTATCGGTTATTTCTTTAGGCTGTGTCTCTTGCGGAGCTCCCGCAGACTTCCCGCCTAATGTCTCAAATGCTTTTAACTCTTCTAACTTTTTTATATTGGCTTCCATTCTCTCATTCTCAGCTTTTAAGCTATTAGCTGCGGCAGCCGCGCTCTCAATCATAGAAGGCTGTTTTATTTCCGTCTTAACTTCTTGCTTTGTCTCTTCAACCATCTAATAGAGAGACACACGCACTTTATAAACCTTTTCTTTTTCATAGGAATTTAAATAATTGTACTGTATATTCCCCCTTTTCTCCGTCCCAATATTCTTTAAATCTTGTAATTGCTACACCCGCAGCAACGATAAACGCAGCAATAATAGCATTTCTATCTATTCCGCCTGAGCTAAAAGCTCCAACAAGAACAAGGGCCCCGCTAAGTAGTGAATTAACTATATTCCATATTATTTCTTTACATTCACTCAACTTCGGTCTCCCCCTCATTTTGTAATAATTGTAATTCTAACATAGGGTCTAATTGTCCGCCCATAATTGCTAATTGCATTTTAGTCTTTAATATCTCATATTGCCCGCCTGCTGTATAAAAGTTCTCAAAAGCCTGTAACTGTTGTGTTGCATCATCACTCGTTAAGCCAGTATAAGAGCTCCTGACATCTAACTGTAGCTGACTATGAGCCTCTGCTATCTTGGCTGCTTGCTGATTAAACGCTTCTGCATATTTCATACTATTAGCGGGGTCTGCCTTAGCCAATGTAGCTAATTTATTAAGATTATTTCGCCCGTCAGTTAAAACCTTTTTCTGAGCATTAAAATTATCTGTTTTCTGTTTCTTGATGTTACCAATAACCGCACTATAAATTCCGCCTATTAATCCCGCTATACCCCCGACTATTGCTCCAGGCACAGCCCCAACGCCTAACCCTGCTGAGCCCCCTATAACAGCACCCCCTACCGCTCCCGCTCCCGTAGCACCTAATATCTTAGGAATTGCGGCCCCTAATCCCGCTCTTACAACCTGTCCCGTATCAACCTGGCTTGGCTGTTGCGTAGCCTCAATAGAAGATAATAAGGGATTTGCTCCTACTTGTTCTGCTGCCTGTTGTTGCTGTTGTGCTTGTTCTTCTGCGGCCCTTTGTGTGCCTACTTCTTGCGTTCCTTGTGGTAATTCTTTATTCTTTTTGTCTGCTTCAACCATAGCTCTAATTTCTTCAGGCGACAACCCTAAATACGTTTTACCATTTATCTCTATACCTGACAAATTGCCTGTTTTTTCATCTCTAAATATCTCAGGCTGTTTTAACGTTGCCTTTGGGGTAACTGTTGGCGGCGGGACATTAGCCCTACTTTGTGGTAATTCTTGCGGGGTCTCGCCTACAAAAGGATTAGTATTGACTTGTATCCCAAAAAGACCTTTTTTCTTTTTTACTGCGGCAGCCATTATTCATTCCCCCCTGTTACTTGTGTATCTTTAGGCTGAAAGCCTGTTTGGCTTGTGTTCTTTGCTTCATTGCTCTGCATATTGTCCATTAGACTTGGCGGTCTATTAAAGGTTAATCTTATCTGTAATTGGGCCCATATATCTGCCTCTAATAAGGTCTGTCTATATGTATAAATTGGCTCAAACAATAAATAGCCTACTTTAGAAGTCCCCTCACTCACTCCCTCAGGGGAAGCTATGGTCTTAGGTATCCCAACAGCTAAATAAAAGTAATTTTCTAAACTCTGTATCCATTGAATAGGGTCTTGGATTTGTATCTTTGTATCTGAAATAGATACAGTTCCCTTAGGGACTACTAAAACCTCGCCCTTCTGAATAGCATCTTTATATTCGGTCATAAAGGCATTACGTTTAGTAGTGTCGTCCGTATCTACTTCAATAATCCTAACTGGGACTACGTTCCTATGCAATAAAACCCTGTAATCTCTCCTGGCTTCTTCTATTGCATTAATAACCCATTCGCAACACTCAACAACACTAACCCCCCTCTGCTCGTCCCCTACTCTGTCGTTACTTATATGAAATATCTCCTCAGGCTTAAATTTAACATCAACCTTACCGTTTTTGACTTGCTCAAACCTCTTTATTATCCCGTTCTTTCCATAAACTACCCTCATTCTCTCAGGGGAAATAGGCTTAACATTAAGTATCCTGTTGCTTTTCTCGTCTCTTATTATCTCTGCGAAAG